CACGCCGACCACTCCACCGAAGGACACGCCCGTCGCTGGGCGTCGCTGCGGGTCGCGGCTGCTATTGGCAGGAGCATGAAATGAGTGAAATTCTCAAGAGGATCTACCGCCGCTGGGTCGCCTCGCTGCCGTGCATCAACTGCGGCATCCAAGGCTACAGCCAATGCGCCCACGCCAACGGTGGAGGCATGGGCACGAAGGAATGCGACCTGCGGACGTTCCCGCTGTGCTGCACCAGGCCGGGCGTGCTCGGCTGCCACATGCAGTTCGATCTGTGCATCGACATGACCAAGGCGCAGCGCCGGGAACTGACCGAGGACTACGTGAAACGGACGCAGGACATGGCCCGCAATGTGGGGCGGCCCGAGTTCAGGGAGGCAGCGTGAGCTATACCGAGTACGTTCAGCGCAAGCTGTCTCGGGTTCCGCCGACTGGCATCGTAGGCGACTTCTCGCTGCCGTCGCCAATGTTCCAGCATCAATCCGCGCTGACTTCGTGGGCGGTGCGCCGTGGCCGTGCGGCGATCTTCGCTGATACCGGCTTGGGCAAGAGCCGGATGCAATTGGCCTGGGCTAATGCTGTCCAACGGCACACGAGGGCTCCGGTGCTGATCCTGGCTCCGTTGGCTGTGGCGGCGCAAACCGTGATCGAGGGTTCCGACATTGGCATTGAAGTCAAGCAGTGCCGCGACATGACAGACACGCACGGATCGAACATCTGCATCACCAACTATGACCGGCTGCACCGATTCGACGCAGATCATTTTGGGGCGGTGGTGCTTGATGAGTCATCGTGCATCAAGCATCACGACACAAAGACCCTGCAAACGCTTCTCCGGTCGTTTCGCGATACCCCGTTCAAGCTGTGCGCTACTGCGACCCCGGCCCCGAACGACTGGACCGAGCTAGGCACCCATGCGGAGTTCCTCGGGATCTGCACGCGGCAGGAAATGTTGGCCGAGTTCTTCACGCATGACGGTGGAGACACGTCCGTATGGCGCCTGAAAGGCCACGCCCGCGACATTTTCTGGCGGTGGGTGTGTTCCTGGGGGGCGCTGGTCCGCAAGCCATCTGATCTTGGGTTTGATGACTCGGCCTATGAGCTGCCGCCGCTTCACCTTCACGAACACACCGTCGAGACAGACATGCCGACTGGCGGGATGCTGTTTGCCAGCGAAGCGCAGACACTGAGCGAGCGACGCGATGCCCGCAGGATGAGCATCGAGGATCGGGTGAACGATTGCGCCAGCGTCGTCAATTCCGACAAGCAGCCGTGGGTGGTCTGGTGCGACCTGAACGCAGAGGGAGAGGCGCTTCGCAAGGCCATCCCTGACGCGGTGGAAATTCGCGGATCGGATGACGTTGACGAGAAGGAGCGCCGCCTTGCCGACTTTGCTGCTGGCCGCGTGCGCGTGCTGGTGACGAAGCCGAGCATTGCGGGCTTTGGCCTGAACTGGCAGCACTGCGCCCGCATGGCGTTTGTCGGTGTCACGGATTCATTCGAGGCTTACTACCAGGCCGTCCGCCGCTGCTGGCGCTTTGGGCAGAAGCGCGATGTGCATGTGCATGTGTTTGCCAGCAGCGCCGAGGGGGCTGTTGTGGCGAACTTGAAGCGCAAAGAGCGCGACGCTCAGAAGATGGCCGAAAGCCTAAGCGCAGAAACGCACGATGCCGTCATGCAAGAAGTCACCGGCCTCACCCGACAAACCAACACCTACAACGCGGCCCAGGAAGTGGCCGTCCCTGAATTCCTGAGGGCATGAAATGAACTGCATCGATCAAGTCATCACCGACAAGTACGCGGCCTATCACGGAGACTGCGTGGAAGTGTTGAAGGGACTGCCGGATCACAGCATCGGCTACAGCATCTTTTCCCCGCCTTTTGCCAGTCTCTACACCTATTCCAACAGCCCGCGCGACATGGGCAATGTTCGGGACGATGCGGAGTTTTTCGCTCACTTTGACTTCCTGATTGCCGAGCTGCGGCGCGTCATGAAGCCGGGCCGGAACGTGTCTTTTCACTGCATGGACATGCCGAGTTCCAAGGAGCGCGATGGCGTGATCGGCCTGAAAGACTTTCCCGGCGATCTTCTCCGGGCGTTTCAGAAGCACGGTTTTATCTTCCACGCGAAGGCAACGATCTGGAAAGACCCCGTAACCGCCATGCAGCGCACGAAGGCTCTCGGGCTGCTGCACAAGAGCGTTCGCGAGAACTCCGCCATGTGCCGCCAAGGCATCCCGGACTACCTCATCACCGTCCGGGCGCCGGGAGAGTGTGAGCGGGTGACGCATGGCGATGAATACCCGGTAGACCTGTGGCAGAAGGTCGCCTCTCCGGTTTGGATGGATATCAACCCGTCCGACACGCTGCAATACATGAGCGCGCGGGAGCATGACGACGAGCGCCACATCTGCCCGCTGCAATTGGAGGTGATCCGCCGTGGGGTCATGCTGTGGACAAACCCTGGGGATATCGTGCTTTCCCCGTTCATGGGTATCGGCTCTGAGGGTTACGTAGCCGTCGAGATGGGGCGGAGGTTTGTCGGCGTCGAGTTGAAGGCCAGCTACTTCCAGCAGGCGCGGGCCAATCTTGAAGCCGTGGTGGCGAAAACTGCCGATCTGTTCGAGGCAGCATGAAATACACCGCAACGCTCTACAACGCTCAACAAGCGCACCAGTGCCTTACCGCGCTGTGGGCGCAAGTCAAGCCGCTACTCATCGCCGGTCATCGGCTGGTGGTGGACATCAAGCCCGAGACACGCAGCGCGGACCAGAACGCCAAGTTGCACGCCGAGCTGGGCGAGATCGCAGAGCGCGTCGAGTGGGCCGGGAAGAAGCGCGACGTGGAGACGTGGAAGCGCCTCATGACCGCCGCCTGGCTGCGGGCTCGGGGTGAGTCCATCGAGTTCTTGCCTGCCTTGGACGGGCATGGGGTGGACATTGTTTTCCGCCGCACATCGGAACTGACGCGGGGCGAGTGCGCCGAACTGATCGAGTTCGTGATCGCTTGGAAAGCCGAACACCTGGAGGCCGCATGACCCGCCAGTACATCCTGCCGCTGGCGACTTATGCCCGCGCTTAGGGCAAAGGAGAGTGACGTGGACGACCTAAAAGAGCTTCTTCCGCTGGCTGCGCGGGCGATGGGGATAAGCGACGCAGCCGCGCGCCTGGTGGTTGCAGCCGGCTGGAACCCCCTCACTCCCGGAGACGGCGCCGAGATGGAGGACAAGCTGCGGATCAGTGTGCATCGGATTCCAGATGGCGTGTGTTCATACGTGGACGGCGCCGTTGGCCTGTATCAGCGATATGAGATGCACGCCGACCACTCCACCGAAGGACACGCCCGTCGCTGGGCGTCGCTGCGGGTCGCGGCTGCTATTGGCAGGAGCATGAAATGAGTGAAATTCTCAAGAGGATCTACCGCCGCTGGTTTGCAGCGCCTAAAGCGATTGGCCCTGACCTAGCAACACCTGGCGGCGGAAGGGAGGCCGGGCCAGAAGAAGAACGCATCGAACTGGCCTACTGGCGCTTTGATGCTCGACGCAAGGGCTACGGTAAGTGGAAGTCTGCACCCATGAGCGAGCGAGATGCATTCAAAGCCGAGATGCGGAATGCGCTAGGCGCTGAAAAGACGCGCGCTGAGATGCGCTTGGTGGGCTTGGGGTGGCGCAGGCCGGGAGGGCGATGAAGTGAGCACCGATCAAACGCCGCTTGGCTCCGCCGTCATCGTCAACGGCAAACTCGTCGCATGGTTTGCTGACTTCGATGCCGAGGCCGAGGACTTTTGCAGCGGCATGTGGTTCGGTCAGTGGGTCACATGGCGGGCCGAGCCGCCGAAGTTGGTGCCACTGACTGAGGAAGAACACGCCCGCGTGCAGGCAGAGGCCGCCGCACTCATGGCGAACATAAGGATTCGATGATGAGCACCGATACCGATGCGCTGGTGCAAAAGCTGCGCTACATGGGGCAGCAGTACGCGGCGGGACAGGCATCGCGCGGAGGATCGCCGCGCAAGCACTACCTCGAAGAAGCAGCCGACACCATCGAGCGCCTTACGCGCGAGCGGGACGACTTCAAGCAAACGCTCTACGACGAGATGGACGGCAATCTGCGGTTGCGCGAGCTTGGCAAGGCGCGACCCGATGAGCCGATGACGCCTTTTGTTGAGCGCCTGACGCGAGAGCGGGATGAGGCAGTGGCCGCGATCCGCGAGTTTCTGGAGTTCCAGAGCGCAGCCGAAGGGCCAACGATTCATGAATGGGCCAGGTGGCGCCGTGTCGCCGACGCCGCAACCACCAAGGCCCCGACATGACCAGCCGCCCGATCCTATTCAGCGCGCCGATGGTGCGCGCCCTGTTGAACGGCTCCAAGACGCAGACGCGGCGGATCTGCAAGCTGGACGTGCGGGCCGGGATGCCTGAGCCTGAGGTGGCATCGCTGCTCAAGTGCTGCCCCTACGGCCAGCCCGGCGACGAGCTTTGGGTGCGTGAGACGCTCGACCATGACGCTGCGCGAGGCCACTTCTACAAGGCAACAGGAATGTACGTTGGCCCGTTGCTTGACTACGAACGCGAACCGCCGCCAGCCATCGGCCTGCCGACTCGCGCAATCCCATCCATCCACATGCCGCGCTGGGCCAGCCGGATCACCCTGCGCATCACCGACGTTCGCGTCGAGCGGTTGCAGGACATCAGCGAGGCGGATGCGATCGCGGAGGGA